ACCAAGAGTTTTACCTGGGGCCAGTAGTGCTGCTTCCACTGCAGCACCTGTGTAATCTCCTTTTCTTATTTTATTTGCAACATCAACACCACCTAAAACTTGCAGTGCTCGGCCACCATATCCCAAGGTTTTTTGAAATAAGCTCGGAGATGATGTCTGTGATCCTACATAGGAGGGTGCAGTATTTGGTTGAAGAGTTCCCGTGTAAGGTGTATTATTCGGCCTTATTTCAACACTAGAAGGTCGAGTAATAGGTCTTGCAACAACACCGGTCTCTAAGCTTCCGCCTCCAGGACCCATGCGGCCTCCAATTCCTGGATTCCTTGGCGGAACTCTTACCCTTCCAGTAGCTTTAGTAGCTTTAGCAGCCTTGGGGGCTCGACTAAAAGCTCCGCCTAGTGCTCTCATCAGAAGTTTAGTTATCATGGCTAGCGGTAGTTAGCATTTAGGTAAACATTTGAACCTACAGCGTTATCTGCAGGACCTGGCAGGGCTTGGATGAACTCAGCACCTGAACGCTCATAGCGATAACGCGCTTGGAAGGGATCCTTGTAATTGGGAACGTATAAGATTGCGGCTAAGGCATTGGTCTCATACAGATAAATCTCATCCCATACTTTCAAGGATTCACGAGCATTGCTGGATGCAATTGTCCGGTCTACATCACCCTCGATCTTTTCGATACGAGTTGAAGGAGAGGTTGCAACTTCAGTCTTTCGCTCAGCTGTATCGCAACGACCTAAGTGATAAATGATCTTGCGATAAAAGAAAGAGTCAGGAATGGTGTTCATGGCCTCTTCAAGCCGTGCGTAATCACCCGCTGGTACAGACACCGTGAAGTAACCTAAATGATAACGTACACGGCTTTTATCAAAAGTAGATAACTGCACTGGTCGACCTCTTATATTCTTATTATATTAGGTTAAACCTTGAACTTAATAGACTATATCAGGAGACTGCTGATACATTGCAGGTGAAGAATTTACGTAGGAGCTAAGAAAATCATCTCCAGCAAATGGATTAATTGCTTGTTGTATTAGCTGCATCTTGAGATTATCCATGAGTGACTCTCGAGTCGTTTTTTCTATTTTTCTTTTTCCTCCTCTGCTATCTAGAAATCCCTGTGCGTAAGCTTGATAAATGTCTCTCTCGCGTTCTACTTCTGAATAAGGGCCTGGTGACAAGGGCGCGTTCGGATCCATGATCTGCGAAGTCGTCATGGTGTCATTCATGGAACTGTCCGTCTTTTTCGATGGATCTAAATGTAAAACTTGAACGTTATACGGTCTGCCTTGAGCATCTGTAACGGATAAAGTTCCGATACGATCACCGGGAACAAATGAGCCTTTACCTTTGTAGCCAAGTTTAGTTCCCGTACCCAGTCCTATATCAATTCCTGAATGGAATGTAGAAGCGCCTGCAGTAGGTGCGGATCTAGGGCCAAATCCAGATGTTATTGGATAGTTCCAGCTCCATTGCCCTTTCTCATTTTGCTGTACTAGAGGTGTATTATTATCGCCTATGACAACATTCTGCAAAATAGACCTTGCAGTTTTAGGGTCAATCTTTTGACCCTTATTTTTACCAAACTGAGGTATTACTCCGATATGAGAATGAGGAGCTGTTGTGGGAAATCTATCCTTAGAAGGATCGATAACTGCTCCTATAGGTATAAAATTAGCCACAACATCTACGTTTTTATTTATTATAAAATAAATAAGCTCTTAATTAGTGAGGCTAACATTAGATACGAATCAAGTCAGCTGCCATCACAGCATCCCAATCCACTGTCTTAACTGTCTTTAACTGATCAAGGGTAGAGAATCTTTCACCCGAAAGAGACATCTGAAGATCCTTGATCTTTTTGGCTGTTTTAATTCCAACTCCTTTAATATGATCTGCGATCATTTGAGCAGAAGCATTATTAATATTCAACCGTGTATCAGGAGGAAAGTCTCTAGGCGTTTCCTTATTGGCACGATCTTTAATTTGTAAAGATTTTACTTTTTTAGTGGCTTGTGTATCCTCTTCAATCTCTTCACGCCAAACAGTAAAAAGGCGACCTTCAGAGTCTTGGACCATCCTCCAATCGCCATTATCCCACTCTGTAATTACTTTTAGAGTGGCTCCCGTTTTTTTGTGACGGTATAACATAAGACCAGTAAAATTTACTGGTCTTATTTTAACCTATTCAGCTGCCGCTGCTAACAATTTTGTTAGGCAGATAAGCTTCAATGTCGTTATAGTCAGAAGCAACATCAGGTTGGATGTAGCAAAGCTCAACAACAATGTAGCCATAGGTTCCAGCAGTTGCATCTCCGGAAGAGATGTAGAAACCACCGGAAGTAGCAGTAGCATTACCGGATGCCTTTGCGTAGACCTTAAAGGTCGTAGCGGCAGTGTTTTCGCGGTATACCTTACCTGCGGTGACACCAGGAGCGCCGGTAGCGGTCAGGAAAGGCGTTGCGCTAGTGGCAGAAGAACCACCGGCAAAGTAAATCTCACCAGCTTGGCCTCCGGAAGTAGTGGAGGAAAGGTTGGCTTGAATCATTCCTTCGCCAACGCCTGAAGCGGCGACAGGTGAACCAGCGTTATCGCGACCGAAAGAGATCACATTTCCAGTGGCTGCATACACACCAGAAGCAACGCGGCGGTCTCCCCAGCCCGAAGCGATGGCGACAGTAGCGCGATAGCCGTAGGCAGGCAGGTCAGTAGAACCGGAGATCACCATTCCGGTGATGTCGGTACGGGTGTCGTCTTGCCGATAGGGGGAAGGAACGATCACATCAGCAGAGGCAACTGCGCCATCACCAGAAGTTGCGGTGACTTTGACATAACCACGCTGTTGGAAGTAGCGGTAACCAGGGACAGCCAACACAGAGGTGGGGCCTGCCTTGGAAGAATTGTTAGTACCGTCTTGATTGGAATCAATGTTCTTGTACCAACCGTTTAAGGCCTCTGTCCAGTTACCTGGATAGATTTTCTTAGCGGACAAGTAGGTCATTTATCTCTCCTATTGAGGTTTTGTTTTAATTAGTCAGGCTCAAATAGTGCCGTCGTCTTGAACGAAGCTAAATGCGGTTGTGATGAAGTCCTTATTAAGAATTTCGAAACCAGCATACAGTTGCCAAATCAGAATAATGAAGCGGCTGAAGTCATCATTATTGTTGATGAGCACCTGGGCGTTAGGGCCACCGATGCCAACACCGATTGACTGAGGACCGAAGAAGTAGCCCTGAGCGACTTCCTTGGAAGCATAGCTGCTGCCGCCGTCAAAAGACGTATTGACATTCTTGTTGGGGAAGTTGGTGGACTCGTAGAACTTCACACCTTCAAACTGAACGCCAGTAGGCATAACAGGCTCACCAGCCAAGAAGTAGGCTTGGCCTGCCTGAGGACCCATGTAGAAGCTGGCGTTGTTAGGCATCATGGGGTTGCCCATGTACATGCCTTGACCAGGATTACCGGCGTAACGAGCGATCTCACGGAAGTCCTCGTCACGACGCAGGTGCATCATGAAGGTGGGATCGCAAATACAACGATACAGACCGTCAGCAAAGGTAGGTACGTTGCGCTTACGCATCTGCTTAACAACGTTCAGCAGGTCAGTACGCACGGAGAATTGCTGAACCTGAGCTTCATACTCAGCAGTGGTGTAAGAGATACGGTTTTGACTGTCTTTCTCTTTAGCGCCTGCAAAATAGTAACCGCCGATGTCATCGGATGCAGCTCCATTAGCCTCAGCTTTGGCCATTTCGTCAATGAAGACGCGGTCGCGCCAACGACGATAGTCGTCCAGCAGAGTCAGAGAACCGATGCTCTGGTGGAACATGTTCAAGTTGCCGGTGTCGAGCAGCAGACGCTGAGCGGTAACCAGAGTCTCACGGGCAATTTTAAAGGTTGAAGGCTGGGTGGGATCGCCTGGATCAGCAGGACCGGTGTACTCTTTCAGCACAACAAGCACCTTCTCCTTGGTGATGTTGCGGCTGTTAGCAGTACCGATGGTCTGATCGGAGACGCGCTCACGGCTCTCCTTGGTTCCAGGGGTTCCCCAGAACTTGTAGCGATCAAGTTGCACCGTCTGGCCGGGCTGGCGAGTGAAGTCATGGACGACCACAGGCTCAGCAGCCATCTCGCAAATGTAAGCGGGGTGAGGGCGATAAAGCTCCGCACCTAGCAGTTTTGGAAAATCGTTCTCCTGGTCTCCAATTTCT